ATGCCCCTTCGCAGCCCCCTCGTGCTCGGCGAACCGCCCGAGCGGAAGGCGTCCAAGGCTCGCCGCCTGATCGCCATCGCCGCCGCCGCGCAGCCGCAGTGGACGCAGCGCACCTACGCCGCCCTGGCCCGCGAGGGGTTCGCCAAGAATCCTGTGGCCTATCGCTGCATCCGCATGATCGCCGAGGCGGCCGCCAGCGTGCCGCTCATCACCTTCTCGGGCGGCGCCCGCGCGCCCGATCACCCGCTTCAGGCGCTGATCGACCGGCCCAATCCCGAGCAGAGCGCGCCCGATCTGCTGGAAAGCTTCTTCGGCGCCCTGCAGACCTCCGGCAACGCCTATCTGGAGGCGGGGCTCGACGATCATCATCAGCTAACGGAGCTTTATACGCTGCGTTCGGATCGAATGACCGCCGTGCCCGGCCCGGACGGCTGGGCCGACGCCTATGACTATCAGGCGGGCGCGTCGAAAGTGCGGCTCAGGCGCGACGGGGCGGGGTTCATGCCGGTGCTGCAGCTGAAGCTCTATAATCCCACCGACGACCACTACGGCTTCTCGCCGCTGGAGGCCGCCGCCGTCGCCATCGACATGCATAACGCGGCGAGCGCGTGGAACAAGTCGCTGCTGGACAATTCGGCCCGCCCCTCCGGCGCCCTGGTCTACACCAATAAGGATACGGCCGACCGGCTGTCGGACGAGCAGTTCGACCGGCTGAAGGACGAACTCCAGAACACCTATTCCGGCGCCCTGGCCGCAGGCCGCCCGCTGCTGCTCGAAGGCGGCCTGGACTGGAAACCTATGTCCCTGACCCCCGCGGATATGGACTACATCAACGGCAAGCACGCCGCGGCGCGGGAGATCGCCCTGGCGTTCGGCGTGCCGCCGCAGATCCTGGGCGTGCCCGGCGACAACACCTACGCCAATTATAAAGAGGCCAATTCCGCCTTCTGGCGCCAGACGGTGGTTCCCCTGGTGGAGCGGGCGGCGCGGGCGATCTCGGCCTGGCTGTCGCCCAAATTTCCCGGCGCCATATTGCGGCCGGACCTCGATCTCGTCCCCGCCCTGTCGGTGGAGCGGGACGCCCTCTGGGCGCGGTTGCAGGCCGCCACCTTCCTCACCGATGCGGAGCGGCGGCGCATGGCCGGCCTCGGCGACTACCTCAGCGAGGTTTCCGATGAGTGACGCTGCGTCAGAACGCGGGCTGCGCTTCGACCTGAAAATCCCCATCGCCCTGATCGCCACCGTGGCGATCCAGACCGGCGGCGCGCTCCTGTGGGCGGGGGGCGAGGCGCAGCGGGTGACCGACCTGGAGCATCGCCTGGACAAGCAGCAGGGCGTGAACGAGCGCCTGGCGCGGCTGGAGGCGGAAGCGGAAGCCACCGGCGCGGCGCTGGCCCGGATCGAGGCCAAGCTGGATGGGGAGACGCGATGAACGGATGTGCGGCGGTTCCCCTCACCCTCCCAGCCTACGGCTGGGCCCCTCCCTCTCCCCGAAGGGGCGAGGGGTTACGCGCTGGAACCCTCTCCCCTCCGGGGAGAGGGCAGCCCCCGGATCAAGTCCGGGGGGAGGGGAACGGCCGCGCTAACGGGAGTCGCCCATGACCGACCTCCCCATCGCCGGCTACGCCTCCCTGTTCTGGCGGCGCGATCTGAACAACGACGTGGTGGCCAAGGGCGCGTTCAAGACATCCCTGGCCAAGACCGGCGCGAACCGCGTGCGGATGCTGCACCAGCATGATGCGAGCGGCCTGATCGGCGCCTGGGATGTGGTGCGGGAGGACGACCAGGGCCTCTACGTCCAAGGCCGCGTGTTCGATTTCACGCCGCAGGGAAAGCTGGTGCAGAGCCTGATCCGCGCCGGGGTGCTGGACGGATTGTCGATCGGTTTTCGCACCAAGAAGGCGCGGCGGGATCAATCCGGGCGCCTGCGCGTGCTGACGGAGGTCGAGCTTTGGGAGGTGTCCCTTGTGACGTTTCCGATGCTGGCCGGGGCGCGGTTGATTCAGCGGCCTGGGCGGCGCGCGTTCCCCTCACCCTCCCACGCTCCTGCGGAGCGCGGGCCCCTCCCATCTTCGCTTAGATCGACAAGCATTTGTCGATCTATCGGCTGACGCCGACCGCTCCGAAACCCCAAGGGGGCGAGGGGTTAGAGCTGCAGAACCCTCTCCCCTCCGGGGAGAGGGCAGGGTGAGGGGAACCGCCTCACCGCCCTTTTAACGGAGACCCTCATGAAAGAAACCAAACAGGCCGTCAGTTCGGCCGAGACCCGCGCGGCCATGCACGAGGTGATGGCCGCCTTCGAGGCCTTCAAGGCCGCCAACGACCAGCGGCTGGACGAGATCGAGGCCAAGCGCGCCGATGTGCTGCTCGAAGAGAAGGTCGCCCGCATCGACGCGGATCTGGCCGCCGCGCAATCGCGGCTGGAGCGGTTCGCCAGCGATGCGCGCCGCCCGCGCTTGTCCTCAGACACCCGCCTCGCCGAACCCGACGAGCGCAAGGCGGCGTGGGAGGGCTACATCAAGACCGGCCGCGTCGCCGGCCTGGAAGCCAAGGGCCTCTCGGACGGTTCGGTCGGCGGCTATATCGCCCCGCCGGAGACCGAGCGTGTGATCGACCTGGCTTTGACCCACTCAAGCCCCATGCGCGAGATCGCCACGGTGCAGACCATCGGCGCGGCGGTCTATCAGAAGCCCGTGGCCACCGTCGGCGTCACCGCCGGCTGGACCGCGGAGACCGCCGCCCGCACCGAGACGGACGAGGGGACGCTGACCCTGTTGCAATTCCCGGCGGCGGACCTCTACGCCTCGCCCGCCGCGACCCAGAACCTCCTGGATGACGCCTTCATCAACCTCGACCAATGGCTGGCGTCCGAGTGCGAAGACGCCTTCGCCGCGCAGGAGACCCAGGCGTTCGTGAACGGTTCGGGCTCGGGCCAGCCGATGGGGTTCCTGACCTATACGGCAGCGCCGGACGCATCCGCCACCTGGGGCCAGCTCGGCTATGTGGCCACGGGCGCGGCGGGGGCCTTCCCGGCCGACGATCCGGTGGATTGCCTGATCGACCTCGTCTACACGCCCCTGGCCCAGTTCCGGTCCAAAGGCCGCTTCGTCATGAACCGGCGCACCACTGCGATGGTGCGGAAGTTCAAGGACGGGGAGGGGGACTATATCTGGACCCCCGGCATCGCCCCCGGCCAGCCCTCCACCCTCTGCGGCTACCCGATCACCGAATTGGAGACCATGCCGGACGTGGCGGCCAACAGTTGCGCCATCGCTTTCGGCGACTTCTCCAAGGGCTATCTGATCGTGGATCGGGCCGGGGTGCGGGTGCTGCGCGACCCCTATTCGCAGAAGCCCTACGTCCTCTTCTACACCACCAAGCGCGTCGGCGGCGGGGTGCAGAACTTCAACGCCATCAAGCTTTTGAAGTTTTCGGCGTCTTAAGTCGGCGCACCGGTTCCCCTCACCCTACCCTCTCCCCAAGGGGGAGAGGGGCGCTACGTCCTGACCCCTCTCCCCTCGGGGAGAGGGAGGGGCCCGCGCTCCGCCAGGAGCGTGGGAGGGTGAGGGGCCGCGCCGCGTTCAAAGGATCATCATGACCCTCACCCTCACCACCCCGCCCGCCCTCGAACCCGTGACCCTGGACGAGGCGAAGGCGCAGCTGCGCGTCACCTACGACCAGGAGGACGCGCTGATCTCCGCCCTGATCACCGCCGCGCGGCAGCGGATCGAGGGGGAGCTGGGGATCGCCCTGATCGCCACCGGGTTCCGCGAGACCCACGACGCCTGGCCCCTGGAGATCGCGACGGCGGTTCCGGTGACCGATCCGCTCACGGCCCTCTTCTCCGGCCCGATCCGGTTGCTGCGAAGCCCGCTGATCGCCGTGCAGGCCATCGCGGTGGCGGACGGAACGGGGACGTTCCAGACCGTCAATCCGGCGAGCTACACGGCGGAGGCGGGCTCGCGGCCGGGGCGGATCGCGCCCTACGACGTGGCGTGGCCGGCGCCGGGCGTCCCCACCGGCGGGGTCAGGATCGACTATACGGCCGGCTACGGCTCTGGCGAGAGCGACGTCCCCGCGCCGCTGCGCCAGGCCATCCTGCAGCTCGTGGCCGACGGGTTCGAGCACCGGAGCGATACGCCCCTCTCTCTCGTGGAGCCGTGGATCGCGCCGTTCCGCCGGGTGCGCCTGTGAACAGCCTTGGGAACGCGGCGGCGATCTATCCCACGCCTGCGGTGCTCCAGGCCGCGACCGAGACGCAGACGCCCTACGGCGGCATCGCCCCCGTCTGGGCGAGCGTGGCGACGATCTGGATCGCCCTGAAGCCCGGCTCGGCGACCTATGACCAGTTGGAGCAACAGCGCCCGGTGCGGATCGAAACCGCCTCGGCCAAGGCGCGGGACGACGCGCGCGCCGTGGCGGGCCAGCAGCTTTTGGCGGGGGACGATCCCAATCCCTGGCGCGTGCTCGCCGTGGAGCGTGCTCAGCCTCAGCCCGGCGTGATGACGCTGCGGCTGGATCGGACGACGTAACCGCGGCGGTTCCCCCTCACCCTACCCTCTCCCCGGAGGGGAGAGGGGCGCCAACTGCTAACCCCTCGCCCCTCTGGGGAGAGGGAGGGGCCCGCCCCCCGCGCAGCGGGGGTGGGAGGGTGAGGGGAACCCCCGCACCACCGGAGACCTCCCCATGCCCCTATCCCCCGACCTCGCCCTGCAAGGGGCCGTGTTCGCGCGCCTCCTCGCCGACGCCGCGCTGCCCGCCCTGATCGGGACGCCGCCGCGGGTCTATGACCAGACCCCGGACGATCCGATCTATCCCTTCGTGCAGATGGGCCAGGTGACCACGCGGCCCTGGGGCGGGCTCTGCGCCGAGGGGATCGAGCATGTGTTCACCCTGACCTGCGTCTCCCGTTTCGGCGGGGCGGAGGAGGCCAAGGCGGTGATGGCGGCGGTCCGGGTCTCGCTGGACGATGCGGCCCTGACCCTGACCGACAACACCCTGGTGAACCTCCGCTTCATCTACGGCGACGTGTTCCGCGCCGCCGACTGGCGCTCGACCTTCGGGATTTTGCGGTTCCGGGCCGTGACGGAGGCGGCTGCCTAGACAAATCAGTCATTCTCGGGACGCGCAGCGGGCCCGAGAACCCAGCAACTCCGAGCGTCCCGCTGGCTGGGTCCTCGGCTCGGCCTGCGCGGCTTCGCCGCTCCGTTGGCCGAGGATGACAAGTTCTAAGGACGGAGACCGCCCATGGCCGCGCAAAAAGGCAAGGACATCCTGATCAAGATCGGCGACGGGGCGTCGCCGGAGACCTTCACCACGGTGGCGGGAATCCGTACACGGACGTTCTCGCTGAATGCCAAGACGGTGGACGCCACCGACAGCGACTCGACCGATCAGTGGCGGGAGCTTCTGACCGGCGCGGGGGTCAAGTCGATGGCCGTGTCGGGCTCCGGCGTGTTTCGCGACGCCGCGTCGGACGCCATGATGCAGGCCGCCTTCTTCGCCCAGTCCACGCCCAACTGGCAGCTGGTCGTCCCGGCGTTCGGGACCATCCAAGGGGCGTTCCAGATCGCGGCGTTGGAATACGCCGGCCAGCACGAGGGGGAGGCGACCTTCTCCATCTCCCTGGCGTCGGCGGGGGCGCTCAGCTTCACGGCCGGGTCGTGACGGCGAACGGGGCGCGGGGCGAGGTGATCGCGACGCTGGCCGGGGCCGAACGGCGGTTGTGCCTGACGCTCGGCGCCTTGGCGGAGCTGGAGACCGCCTTCGGCGTAACGGGGTGGGCGGCCCTGTCGGCGCGCATCCGCGCCCTCTCGCCCACCGATCTCATGGCGATGCTGGCGGCCTTGCTGCGCGGCGGCGGAGAGGGCGAGACGGCGGCGGCCCTGGCGAGCTTGCCGGTACATTTTCAGGAGGCCGCCGATGCGGTGGCGCGGGCGTTCGCGGCGGCGGGAGCGTGAGCGACTGGCCGGATTTGCTCCGCCTCGCCGCGACCCGCTTCGCCCTTCCGCCCGAGGCGTTCTGGCGCCTGTCGGTGAAGGAGTGGGCCGCCCTGACCGCGCCGCCGCCGTCCAATGCGCTCGGGCGGGGGGATTTCACGGCGCTGATGGCGCTTCATCCTGACGAGGGCGGCGCGGCCCCTCACCCTACCCACTCCCCGCAGGGGAGAGGGGCGCCAAGTCCTAACCCCTCGCCCCTCTGGGGAGAGGGAGGGGCCCATGCGCAGCATGGGAGGGTGAGGGGAACCGCCGCGCTGACTTGGGGAACAGAAGCACCAGACCTATGACCACATCCCACACCGTCGCCGCCCCCAAATCCTCAAGCTCCGGCGGCCTCGCCGGCTTTCCGCAGGCCGCCGCCGACGCGGCCGAGGCGCTGGCGGGGCTGAAATCGCCGGCGGAGGACGCGGCCGACGCCATCGACCAGGCGTTCTCCAAGGCGGGAAGCAGCCTGGCGCGCTCCATGGCCGGCGCGGCGAGCACCGGCAAGCTTAGCCTCGGCGATCTCGCCAAGGCCGGGGTGGCGGCGACGGAGGCGATCGCGGGCGGGTCGATGGCCAGCGTCTCCAGCGCGGCGGGCGGCCTCGGCGCGGCGCTGGGGTCGGCGCTGGGCGGCGTGCTCTCGTCCATCTTCGGGGGCGCGCGGGCGGACGGCGGGGCGGTGGCGGCGGGTTCAGCCTACCTGGTAGGCGAGCGGGGCCCGGAGCTGTTCCGCCCCGGCGCCTCCGGCCAGATCGACAGCGCGCCCGGCGGCGCCGGCACGACCATCAATCTCAACCTCACCGGCGCGACCTCGCCCGCGGCCTTTGTCCGCTCCGAAGCCCAGATCGCCCAGGCCCTGGCCCGCGCGGCCAGCCTCGGCGCGCGGTGA